TCAGCACTCATTATATTATACATATAGATTTTTGTATCATTTGAAAGAAATATATTTTTTAGGGGTTTCCATTTTCAACATAAGAGTTGAAACCTGCTTTTTACCCTGACCGACCATTTCTTCTTTGATTACATTCACAACAGAATTGTTTGAGACACGACCATTTGACACACCGATACGACCGCTAATGATAGATACTTTCATTTATATACCTTAACATTTTATTATTATTTCATTTCCAGTTTATGTGAATCTTCATCGATCACTAATAGAATATTCATATTTGGATCAAGCAACACTACACCACGGTCATTCTGGTCTGTGATTGTCACCGTTATGTTATTGTAAAATCCTACCTGACAATCAATAAAAGACATTTGATTTGGCGCTACAACGAACTGAGCCCCGAAATTACCTGCGGGGGGAAACGAATAAATTAAACTGTTTGGAATGCTGTAGTTATTATTGACAAGAGAACATTTCAAGAGATAAGAAGACAAAGGGCTGACCTGTGGAATGGCGGTACTCGATGTCGTTGTCGTGGCTGCGATGGTATTAGAAGTGGGGAAAGTTCCCGCAGAAAATCCAATAATATCACGGAATGCATTGGCTGCGACAACCAATTGTGGATTTTGATTTGTTGCTGGAACCGTCCAATTGGCGGGGTCTGGGTTGGTATAATTTGCGGGGGCATAGGTCGTGGAGTTCATAGGGAAAGCGACCACATCAATTTTATAGGTTGAAGTATTGACCGCCATCGTCAAAAACCATACAAACTTACCCGTAGAAATTTCTAAAAGATAATGTTTATTGACAAGCATAGTTTGATGCAAATAATCGTTTAAATTACTTATTTCATAGAAACCATCTACAATATTCACGGGGTAAGTGTTTCCATTGATCCAAGTATAAGAGAAAGAGTTGTTATTGTAAGCTACAGAGATATTTGGGGTCGAATAATACATGGTAATAGAAGACAAAGCGATGGTTGTACCCTGTTTTACATCGATGCCTCCTCCTGGTAGGTTATACTCTAAAACGGTATTGTTTGAGCCTGCGACGACATTCTTTTGTGTTAAGATTAAAGTTCTCATATAGAATAAACTTATATTTTATGAGATTAAAAATCTATCTTTATATAAATGAATACTACTGAGACAATCTTACATGTTGGAGAGTTGATGCTAAAGGAACAAATTATTACTGACTTTGGGTTCAAGATCTTACACAATGATTTTTTAGCTGATATCGCCGAACCCATTGAGCCTAACGAACTTAAGAAGGCCACGAGGGTTTGTATTTTCATGGTTATTGTCTATAATATGACTTTGTTGTATTCAGGATATTGTTTAGAAAATAATCTATCTATGGAACACTATGAAATATTAAAACCAGTCGCCCTGCACTTTGAGGAAACCTTACCGAAACTATTAAAGACACTTTCTAATAAATATTTAGAGATATTTCATGGGGCAAAAGTAGCTTCGTTTATTCACGGTCATAAGTTTGAAACCTATGTACCGAATCACCCTGAAGACCAAAAGGTTCTGGACGAAATTGGTTATAATGCTGATGGAGTTGAACCGGTTGTTGTTAATGTTTAGAAGGAATATAGAAACAATTTAAAATAATAATAATATATAATAACAATGGTAAACTATCAAAACTGAAAAATTTATGCGATTAGGTGCTTAACTACCAAAACTTTGTATATTGGATGCACTACAAAAGATTTACTATGTAAACGACTTGCTGAACATACATCAGCCTATAAACGATACATTCAAAATAATTGTAAGTATTGCTGCTCTTATGAGGTTCTAAAACACGCAAACTATATCATTGAATTGATTGAGGCGTTCCCTTGTTCTTCCAGAAATGAGCTTGAAAATCGTGAAAGTTATCATATTAGGAATATGACGTGTATAAATCTTAAGGGATCACAACACGGCGAGAAGTATAGGGGAGACTTCATGGATAGATATACCGAAGTAATTGCTATGGAATACGCATTATTGGAACTCAAGACCAAAGAGAAGCAGAAATTTAAATCCTATTATAAGTTATCAGCTGAATTACGAAATATTGATCTTTGTATATGAAAACCTTTAGGAGAAATATTTTATTGAGGAGTTTCTTGAAATTCTTCAATAAAAACAATTGTTTACATTAATTAAATTCGTATTTAGAGATTTTAAAATAATAAGATATAATAATGAGCTTCCAGTCTTTCGTAACTGATCACTTTCAAAATAAAAATGGTATCCCTATGCTGTTAGGTCTTAAATATGAGAATGATATTATGATTGGCACGAAGAACAATCTTACTGAACGTGAACTTGAAAGTATCCATAAGAAAGAGTACATTGTAAAAAACAAAGATGGAAAGCCTTACAGAGAAGTAGCTCCATCACAAATTACCCACCTTGAGCTTCGGCTGCGATACACGGACAATGTTGTATGCATAGATGTAGATGGTCATCTTACCAATGGTGATATTACCCTTGAGGATTTTATGAAATTAGACATTCCATTCCTGAAAACTTGTCCGTACACCTTATCCCGTAAGAAGAAACTACCCCATTTCTTTTTTCACTTGGATGGACTAGACACCTCTAAATTAAATGCAACCTATACTGACTGTTTCAAGTCATTCAAAGGTGATCTGCTTATCAATCACGCCTGGGAACGACACGACGCGGAAATGTTTCAATACACCAAAATACTACCCTTTATCACGTGGGAAGACCTGAAGCCACTCTTTTCAAAAGAGATTAAGCAAAAACCAGACAAGAAACCAGACCAAAAACCAGAAAAACCTATATCAGAAGTATCCTCTCTTCTTAACCTTATATCCATTGAATATCTGGATAATCGGGATAGTTGGCTCAAAATCATGATGGCGTGTAAAAAGTGCGGAGTATCAGAAGATGAAGCCCGTGTACTATCCGAGAAATCCGCCCATTTCTCATATGACGGGTTTGATACAACTTGGAACAGTTATGACGTAGATCAAATTACAGCAACAGAAGGAACTTTGCGATACTATGCGAAGTTATCCAATCCTGAAGCCTATGCAAGTCTCGCGGATAAAGATGAAGAAGTAATGGATATCAAGAAACTCATTCACCTTAAAGGGTTTGTACCCAATGAAAAAATAAATGAAAAAATGAAAATGTTTGACCAACTCAATAGCAAGGCACAGAAAGACCTTATCAAGGAAAGGGATGAAATAGATGCGGAAAATCATTACAAAGAGTTACACCTAAAAAGCAAATATTTTGAGAAGTTTCATTTTAAAGTAATGTCCCCGCCTTGCTTTGGTCGCTTAGCTTATAACAAGATTTCTTTATTAAGTAGTGGGGAAATTGAACAACAATATGAAAACGTGATGATGAATAAACAAACTTTTGTTTACTTATGGCGAAAGAGCGAAAACATTCGGACTTTTGAAAATGTAGACTTCTTGCCTTATCCTCGTGAATGCAAGTCTTATACCCTCAATACGTTTAATGGTCTTAAAATAGAGCGTGTAAAAGAAGGTGTTGGTAATTATGATATTTTGTTAAACCATATATACATTCTTACAGGACACGATGCGAAAGGAACAGATTACCTTCTCAATTATTTGTCCCATCTTGTTCAGCGACCTGGCGAGCTTCCACGCGTGGCGCTTGTGTTTCAAAGTGAACAAGGTGTCGGCAAAAACATCTTTTTTGAGAATTTTGCCCATAGCATCCTTGGAACTGATTATATGCTACAGACTGCAGAAATGGACAAAATCATTGGTCGGTTTAGTATGATCAACAACAAACTTCTTGTGATTATGGACGAGACTAGTGGAAAGGACAGTTTTTCAAACAGTGATAAAATCAAGAATATCATCACGGCTGAGCAGGTTGCTTGGGAGCGTAAAGGCATAGACGGAGTGAATATCAACAATTGCGGACGGTACATCTTCTTTTTAAACAACTCCACCCCTGTAAAGATTGAACATAGTGATCGCCGTTATGTGGTGTACAAATGTGCGAACGATGTCCAGAATAATGCGGTCTATTTCAAGGAGCTTGTGCGATACTTTAAAGATGAACAAATCATGAAAGCCTTTTATGACTTTCTGATGCAAAGGGACATTTCAAATTGGGATAGCATCAATGACCGACCGATTACAAAGGCATATCACGATATTCAAAGCGCAAACATTCCAGCTATGGCAAACTACCTAACTGAACAAATTATGATATTTGAAAACGCAACACCAGAAGAGAAGATCCTTTTACAAAAACAGTCTGCAACTGACCTATTCAATCATTTTGTATCGTGGCTCAAGCAAAACGGATTTACTAAAATGGAATACACGTCTACGAAGTTTGGGCGTGAAATTTGTGAGTATGAAGGCATTGAAAAGAAACGAATTACAAGCGGGAATGTGTACGCATTCAATTATGAAACATTAAAATCCTATCTAGTAAAGAAGCGATGGATGGAGTTACCAGAGTAATATGATATTTTTATATGGATAGGTTGTAACTTATCCGCATAAAAAATGTATAGTTGCAAGGCTCATCCGTGTATAGTTCCAAACCCTACATTCCAACTATACATATACTTTTAGAAACGATTGATTGACTTTTCTTACTGGTTATGGTGTTGTTTTACTTATTATATTTATAGTATGTATAGTATGTATAGTATGTATAGTTAAAATGAGTTCGCTGGGGACAGCCAAAAAAAGAAAGTAAACAAAGTAGTAACCCCAAAGAAACTATACAAACCATACATAGTATACATAGAACGTAAAAGAAAGAAGCAGATGTAATAAATCCGCACGATAACTAGTAAGACAAGTCAATCACTGAGTTCTTTTAGTCTATGTAGGGTTTTTATGTAGAGTTCAAAATCGTGTATAGTTGACTATGCATAGTTGCGTCCAAGATTACGCGCAAGATTACGCCCAAGTTCGCCGCCCTTACCTGTTAGGTGTCATTATTTAATAGGTGTCGTTCTTTCTCTTACTGACTATGGTAAGATAAATAAAATATATCCTTTTCTATTCAAAAACTTATGGCGTCAAAAGCGTCGTTTTTGGTGTTTTGACCCCCTTAAGGAGGTTTTTCCGTTTTCTTGGAGACTTTTCCCAGAGGGGTATGAAAATGACGCTTTTTGACGCCGACCTTTTTAGCCCCTTTTCATTAGAATTTCTTTGTATGATAATCATTATCTGTTTCGTGATGGAAAGATTATTAAGAAAGTAAGTATTGATGACGATATCGTGGCCGAGTTTGAGAAGTCACAAGGCATAATATTCATGGCGTGTCTATTCTAAGAGCATTTAAAGGGTTCTTATATCTTCTTATAGAATGCCCCGAGTAGCGATGGATTTTAGCAAGACCGTGATCTATCATTTCGTGTGCAAAGATGAAATGATAAAATGTTCATATGTTGGGAGTACTACCAATTTCAATAAACGGAAGTGTTCACATAAACATAGTTGTAATATTGACACATCAGAACATCATAATTATAAAGTCTATCAAACCATACGAGAACATGGAGGTTGGACTAATTGGGACATGAAGCCATTAGAAGAGTTTGCTTGTGAGAACAAGACCCAACAAATAATACGAGAGCAGTATTGGATAGATCAACTTAAACCTGAGATGAATTGTAGGGCATCGTATCAAACACCCGAAGACGTTAAATTATACAACAAAATATACAATAAAGTGAATGCGGAAGTAATAAAGGAACAACAGAAAGAATGGTATAATGAAAACTCTGAAACTATTAAAGTAAAACAGAAAACTTATCATCAATTAAATAAAAATATAATTCTTGAAAAACAGAAAATCAAACATACGTGTGAATGTGATTCAATTTTTTCTATTGGAAACAAGACAATCCACGAACGAAGTATGAAGCATCAATCATTTATCGCCCTAACTCCTTAAGTCGACGAGTCATACCACCGCCAAACGAACGAGGGAATGGATTTTGACCTAAATACCCACCGTGCATACCGTACCCCGCCTTATCGCTTACATAATTTGATAATATTTCTCCCGCCTTTGCCCCCGCTTCTCCCGCTACAAGTCCTGTGATTGGCCCGCCAATTGATCCGAGAGATGATGCTCCAATACTCAATGCGAGAGGAATGCCTTGTTTCACCAAGGCTCGAGGTAAGGTCTTTTTAAAGAAATCTTCAAATTTACCCTTGCCTTTCTTTGGTATGATATTCTTCAAATACTTAGTCAAAGACCCCCCTAGCTCTTTGTCGCCTAGTTCGTCCAATATATCGATAGAATGGGCAGCCAAAGGGTTCACCTGTGCGGAGGTCGTAATATTCTTATCATTTTTCTTAAATAACCCAGTAAATCCAGCCAAGGCAGAAACAGGGTCATTCTTTGCACGGATCGTCGTTCCGCTTGTGGTTTCACCCATGGACGCTGGATTTATATTAATCACCTTTGACTGATCACGTGCAATCTTGGTATAAATTCCGCCCTGACTGTGTCCAGTTGTCAAAACATCGGCGTATTTCGCCTCTGCTCGCTTCTGTACACGTTCAGCATCCTTGTATCGTCCAGTGAGTTTATTCGTTCCCGTAAGATAGGCGAGATTATTCGCCCAGTCTTTCACCGTGGCTTCTGTCCCACGATGCACGACAATCGCCTGATTTTTAGATGCGTTGAAATACACACGGGCGGTAGGTTTAGAAATACTTTCATCCAAGACCCAGCCATTCACTTCTTTATCGGGTACTTCCTTATACGAGGATGCATGAAGTCCCTTAAGATCTTTTGCAGAGATAGACCCACCCTTTTTACCTCGCCCAGTCATTCTCCTTTCTCTCATACTTAATGCTCTTTCAACATGAGATACTATTTTTTGTCTTCTTTTTTGTCTTTCATAATAATTACCTTCAGGATTTCGTATATAATCCTTCATCATTTCTATAAGTTCGTCATAGGTCTTAGGTTGGTTTTTGTAGGTTTTGTCTCGTGTAAAACCAATTGCATCATTCTTCGTTTGAAGTCTAATATAGTCTGCTTCATCATCTCCTTTATTTCCCGTATCAATTCTCCGTGGTAATCCTTCCGCCTTTAAAATAGCATTTATCATATCATTCGTTTTAAGATTTGCCTTAATTTTGTAAGACTTCGCAACTTTTACAAGTTCGGGTCTTTTCATTTTAAATAAAGAATACTCCCTATCAATATCTACAATAGGATTATCGTAAGATTTATCATCTTTCAAAACCTTCATTTGTCCTAAAAGTCCAGTAAATTCGTCACGATACTTATCATCATCAATGTCTTCTTTAGATTTGACTTTAGGTTTATCTTTTGCCCTTTCTAAAGCAAGACGCATTTCACGGGTAATTTTTGGCCGATATTCCATATCCATCATTTCTTCAACAGGTTCTGGTTTAGCAACTTTGACATCGCCCTTTTTACCCTTGGTTATATCTTTGAGCAGTATTTCCTCCACATCACTAATTCTTTGTTCAAATCTTTTAATTTTTAAATCTTCAAACATCTCAGCAGAGGTATCACGGTCAGGTTTCTTTCTCATTTGTTCTACTTTTGCTTTATCCGCGTTTAATTTACGATACATCACATACAAACTACGGTCTCCCCTACTATTTTTCAAACTTAAAATATTATGCTGTGTAACAAGATCCTCATAGACATCTTCAGGTAAAACCGTACCTTTGACAATCTTTTCCTTTTTCAAAATAGCATCAATCATAGCCCGTTTATTTTTACCTTTAAATTTAATATCCTTATCACTAATGATATCTTTGAGTTCATC